ACTGTACCTAAATCATACTCTTCACTAGGTCTCGTTAATACTTGTACTATCTTAGCCATTAGTCTGCAAATCCTGGGTCAAATGGGTCATCGTAATTACCTGTTTGTCTATCAAATCCACCAGAGTAACCAGAGTCTCTTCCTGTTTGTGTATCGTAAGCATCTTGAACAGTTTGTTGATCTTTTCTTCTTTGTGCTTCTTGTAAAACTCTTAACTCAGCTGCTTTTTCTCTAGCTAGTTTTGCTCTTATTTCTTTTTGTCGTTGAATTTTATCAAATAGTTTTTGACTAAACTTGTCTTGTAATTTTTTTTGATTTCTAGCAATGTATTTATTATAAGCATCAATACGTTTTTGATATCCTCTTTGTAAACCATATCTTACAGGACCACCTATGGTGCCTCCTGTATAATTACCCTCGGCATCAAAGTTAGTACCAATTCTTAAACCACCAGAAACAGGTGCATAACCTGCCATTAAACCAGATCTAATTCTTCCAATATCATCTAAATTAGATCTATCATCACCACCATAATACGATCTTATTGCCGTAAATCTTGGATCTCTTTCACCAATTAAACTTCTAAATATGTTTCCTGTTATGCCTCCACTCATTATAAAATCTTTTAAACTACCAGCACCTTTTTTAACATCTTCAAAAAGTCCGCTTAAACCTTTTTTCTCTGGTATTGCTTCTTTTATACCTGGAGCATCTGGAATAACCCCTGATTGAGATAAGGCTTGATTATATGCTCTAAGATCTTTTAAAAATTGTCCAGTGTTAATAGGACCTATTCCACTCTCTGCTGCATAATCAATTATATTAGGTCTGTCTTCTATTGGACTTATTTCTATACCAGATGGTTCTTGTTTGTATGGATCATAAGCATCTCCAAATATTCTAGCAAAAAAATCTTTGTCTGTAATGTTTCTTATGTCAACTGGAGTATCATCATCTTTAAATAAAAAACGCTCTGCTCCTGGTGCACCACTTCTAAAATCATTTACACCTTGAAAAATACCACTTCCACCACCGCCACCGCCACTTTGTGTAGTTGCAGCAGGTATACCACCACTAGCTTGTGCTTCTTCTACAAGATCCATCATGTAATCATTATAATCTTTTAGTAAGAATGGATCTTTAATACCAAACTGGTCTCTTACTGCTAATAATTCTGTGTTAGGAACTCTTGTTACCATTATCGTCTTCCATCTGGTTGTATATCTAATCTAAACGTGCCTAGCTTCCAACTTTGGTTAGTTGAAGTATTAGCAATCTTTAATGAGACAGCTCTAGCTCTTGCACGAGTATCTACTTTATCAGTGCTGCTTGTAACTGTAAAGGGTCCTAATGAAGAACTAGCTTGTGAACTATTTGAATAATTACGTAAATTTAACGTGACTTGTGTATCACCTGTTTGAGATATAAAATCTGGTACAAATCTTCTTATTTTCATAATAAACTCACCATCTCCTCTAAGGTCAGGCATACCTGTCGTTTGTCCAGTAGCTGCTCTTCTTTGAGTAATATCAAAATCTCCAGAGGATATATTAGCAAGTATTGCAGTTGTAGCTCCGCCTCTAACTTGATCTGTCCCTGTTTCATGTTCATAGTATGTTGTTCTACCTTCAGTGTTACCTACAACATCAAAAGAAGAATCGTTTGCTGCATCATATTCTGTTGCGTGTGGTTTACCAAAGACAGCAGAATCCTGCCACATTGTTCTTGCCAATGTTCCTACTGTCCATACAGGTCTTCGTGGTGAGGAGTCAAAATAGTTATATGCAACCATTCTGTTTACAACAGATGATGAGGAAGTTGGATAAAACCATATGACTTCACCAAAAAGATTATTTAATCCAGCAGATACCATTTGATTACCAGAGTCTAAATTTATGTCATCATAAACATGATCTTCTACCAAACAAGGTAATGATTCTAATTTACCAGCGTATCTGAAGAAACCATTCTCCGACATCCAATATGCAGAACCATCTACTTCTACACATGCATTCTGTCCAACCAATCCGCAGTTTGTACCTACTTGTGAAAAGGCAAATGTAAATGGAGATCCAACAAATCTTTGTGTAAACAAAGCTGTATCAGTCCAAACATACAATGCATCTCTACCACGGATGGCTCCTCTGATTTGTGATCCGTCGGCAAGTCTTTGTGTACCAGCTGTATTGGTTGCTGTTGGTGTGTATGTATTAATATCTTCTTGATCAGAGAATCTAATAAACATGTCATCTTGAGTCCCTACGTCTCCTATTGTTGTCTCTGTTCCATAAAATACTAAGTGTCTATCAGGTGTTGATACAACCATATGTCTTGATGCAGTTGGTGCACCAGTTATAATTGTTGCTCTATTTGATGTTGCATCTGTTGCTGCAGAGTTCCATTCAAAACATGCACTGTCGTGTATTAAACAAATAGCTTTATCACCAAAATTATCTAGTGACCACATACCTGGTTCTAATACTAAGTCACCAGATGCAGCTTCACCCCAACCAATAAAAGTAGTTGTACTAGTAATTGTTGCACCTCCACTGTGTGCTGCAGCAGTCGTGCCACCCACACCTCTTGTTACACCTGTGAGTTCTCCTGTGGCTGCGATACCTGTGTAAGATATTTCTTCGCTGTTTATTTGTAAAAAATTTGTGCCTGCAGTTGGAAACTGTGATGCATCTACTAATATAATACCAGTCGTTGCAGAACTATTAATACCATTTTGTAGTGTGGTTGTTGGATTACCAGCAACCGTACCGCCCCAAGATCCTAATGACCAACCAAAACCTTTTGCCTGTACAGCTGGTCCTACAGGGTAGTAGTGCTGCACTCTAATACCACCTGATGTTGTTGCACCAGATCCTGATTCATTTGATGGCATTGTAATAGTTAGTGTTGTGCTTGTAGGCACAGATGTCACCATAAACTTTTTATCTTTAAAATCTGCTTCTACAAAATTTGAATTAGTAATTGATGAAAAATTATCTAATAATATAATATCATTTTCAGATATACTGTGCGGACTAGAAAAAGTTATTGTAACTGTCGGTGATCCGTTGGTCGTGGTGAATGCACTTGTAAGTGTGGTTGTAGATTTAATAGGATGTATGTCATAATACACACCACCAGAGAAAGCATATAAAATTCTGTTTGTACCAATGATAGCGTATTTTCTAGATAAACTATTTACAAAATGATGTAGACCTCTACCAGCTCCTGTAAGATTACTATCACCTAATTGTTTCCAACCACCTATTTTTTCTGGTGATCCATAACGAAATCTAACATTATCACAATCAACCCACTGACTCTCTGCTCCAGTTTCTGTGACTTGTTTGTTAATACCTGGCTGAAAACCTATCTTTTGTAGCATAATAATTCATTATACCCATTTTATAGTTAATTAATAGATTAAAAGCAGGGAGAGGGTGTGGTGGTGTCTCTCCCTACCAGTCTATTGTATAGACTATTTTGTAGAATTAGTCAACTTCGTGCCTTTAAACCATGCAGGTAAACCTATCATAGGTCTTTTATCTAAGGCATTTTCTTTTGCCATTTTAGATCCTGCTTTATTGTAATGCAAAAATACTTGACCACAGTGTTTGCCTGTAAATTCTTCTCTCCAATGTTCTAAATCACATCCAGAATATATTAACATGTCACCTGGGTTTAATTTTACTTTAACACCAGCTTGTCCTTGTTTACCAGTTGGGTCTAAATATATTGGCCAGTCATCTCCACCTAAATTTAAAGTAGTAGATATTTCACAAGAATATCTATCTTTGTGTCTAGCTAACACATCTCCATTTTTATATATCCTAGCATACGAGTACGTTTCAGATAATTTTAACCCTGTATGTTTTTCCATAACAGGTTTTACTTGTTGTAATAAAGTTTCCATAGCAAGATCACCATAATGTGAATATGTGTTTGGAACTTGTTCATCATTCCATACACCCCAATATTCTGTAAATGGTGAAATGTATTTAGATTCAAATAATACCTTTGCCACATTTCTTTTATTTAAAAAATACTTATATACAAAATCTGCTAACTCTTTTGATATTGCATTTTTTAAAACACTGTATTTATTTTTCTTGAACGACATTTAAAACTCCTTTCGGTATCGCTTGGCAGTTCCAATGTATAA